GTCCGAAGGAGTCTCGAAAGAAACCCTCATCCTCGCTCTCGGTGGCAAGATGACCGGAGCAAAATTCCGCGAGTTTTGCGCGGCCGGTGGCGTGGAGGTTGACGAATCGGCAATAAAAGCAGGCGCTCCGATTACCACACTCCGACAAGTAAAGGCCAAGTAAAGGCTAAGCAAAGGCCAAGCAATCACCCCCAAAACACACAAAACCAACATCAACACAAAATAAAAATGCCAACCTACACACAATCAGAACCGCGCGAGACATACTTCGTTGAGCCGGGCAAATACCAAGTCGAAATCACCAAAGGGATCGAGAAGACAAGCCAAGCTGGAAATCCTATGATTAAGCTGACCTGCCGCGTCAAACTAGCAGACGGAACAGACGGGCCGGAGATCGCGGAACACCTGACCTTCACCGCAAAGGCGGCGTGGAAAATTGACCAAGTGCGCCAAGCACTCGGGCAGGCAGTTGTCCCAGGCGAAGATGTTAGCATCGAGGCCGAGGACTTCGTCGGGATGTCCGCATGGGTTGTCTTGGGCGAGGAACCCGGCAGCACAAATCCGAGCATGCGATTCAACACCATTGAGCGTTGGATTGAAGCGAAGGATACGGCGAAGCCAGCCAAGGCCGGCACGATCCGCAAATTCGTAGATGACACGATCCGCAAATTCGTAGATGACGATTCAGATTCCATACCTTTTTAATCCAATGGAAATTATTATCGATTCTGAATTTAAAGCACTCATTCCGCCGCTAGCGGCGGATGAGTTGCGGCAGTTGGAAGAAAATATCCTGCGGGATGGATGCCGAGATCCGCTGGTGCTATGGGACGGCATCTTAATTGACGGCCACAACCGCCACGAGATTTGCACTCGGCACGGCCTGCCGTTTCAAACGGTTGAAATCCAATTTGAAAGCCGCGCCCATGCACGGATTTGGATACGACACAATCAAGCGGGACGCCGAAATCTCAGCACTGCTTGGCGTTTGGATTTGGAACTTGGAAATAAGAAGGACTTTTTGGAGATAGGGAAGGCAGCAATGGCGCAAAAAAAAGTTGGAAACACTAATGCGTCAAAATCAACCTTGTCACAAAATGACAAAGTTGATTTACCAGAAATCAACACCCGCGTCGAAATTGCCAAAGCCGCAGGGGTATCGACCGGCCAAGTTGGAATGGCGGAGCAGATCATTAAGAAGGCTCCAGAGCTATGGGAGAAAGCCAAGCAGGGGGATGTTAGTATTTCATCCGCATACCAACAAATAAGGCGCATTGAGAAGGAAGAAAAGCGCGAAGCTCGCCGTGAAGAAAACCGTGCCAAAGTATCGGAAGCGCAAGCCCCTGAGGACATAATCAAAGCCGAGGCAAAGTTTGCCACCATCGTCATTGACCCGCCGTGGGATTGGGGCGACGAAGGCGATCAAGACCAGATGGGACGCGCAAGGCCGGACTACGCCACCATGAGCAAGGAGCAACTGATGGCGCTGCCTGTCGGCACGCTGGCGGATGATGATTGCCACCTTTACATGTGGATCACAAACCGTAGCTTGCCGAAGGGCTTTGACCTGATTCAAGCGTGGGGATTCCGGTATATTACGGCAATCACTTGGGCAAAGCCGAGCTTCGGAATGGGCAACTATTTCCGCGGGCAGACTGAGCAAATTCTTTTTGCAGTGAAAGGGAGCCAACCGCTCAAGCGCAAGGATGTCGGCACGCTATTCACAGCCCCGCGCGGGCCTAATGGCCATAGCTCCAAGCCGGTCGAGTTTTACGACCTTGTGGAATCCTGCTCGCCTGGTCCGTTTCTGGAAATGTTCAGCCGTCACAATCGGGACGGTTGGACAGCATGGGGGGAGGGCCAATAAAATGATACATTGCTTTGATACATATCTTAACGCCACCAAGACAAATGAGGCGCAGGAAATCGATATTGACACAATCAAAATTAAGCTTGATGGCTGCGTCAGTGTACGGGCAGCAAAAAATGAAGAAGACCGTGCGGGGATTGATTACATCGCAACCATAAAAGGTGGTCGGGAGGTTTACATTGATCTCAAAACTAGAACACAGGGATGCTCTAAATACTGGAAAGCAAGGACGCGATCTGGAGAAGTCATTCCAGAACTTGCCATTGAAACATGGTCGGTCTGCCCATGTAATAGATGCCCGAATGGCGAGGTCGGTTGGACTATAGATTACAGAAAAAAAACAGATTTAATCCTTTATCGGTTTGATCCAACAGATTACAAGATTCCATTTTTGGTTCCTTTCCATCAACTGCGTATGGCAGCTGAGAGAAATAGACAGGATTGGGAGATGACCTGCAAAATTGATCGGCAGCGGAACCATACTTACTACAGCGAGTCGATTTTTGTTCGAGCCGATTGGGTGAGTAATGCCGTGAGCAGGGTAATGTTTGGCAAGCCGATATCTGAGCGATCTATTTACATTCAACAGCTTTTATTCCCGCATGCAACCTGAAACCGCAGCAACCGGGGCGCGGCGTGATACGCGCATTTTTTTATGAGTATAATTTCAGAATCGGAAAACATTGCTACAATGACAGCAAATCACTACGAGCGCATTTTGCGCGAGCGCGACGAGGCGGCCGCATTACTCGCAGCCGAAAAAGCCACGAGGAATTCCATTATCGAGAAAGGCGTGAAAACTGAGCGCGAGCGCGACGAGGCGAGGGAGCAAAACGCCAAGCTACGCGACATTGCGGAGAGGGCGATTAACTATTTGGATCAATCCTATCGAGATGGATTTTGCGACGAGGCAAGCGATCTCCGCGCCGAACTAAACCAACTCAAGGAGGGCGCGAAATGAGTGAGACACCACAGACGGATGCGGCAACGCATGACTTGAGCGATTATGGCCCACCTGTGCCTTGTTCTGGGGGAGATTGGGTAGCCGCTGATTACGCTCGCAAGCTGGAGCGTGAACGCGACGAGGCGCAAAAAGAACTTTCCTCTATCCACCGATGGATTGAGCGAAATCACGCCGATGGTTTTATTGACTCGCTAACATATTTCCAAAATCTCGAACGAGTTGTGGATAATTGGTATGATCGTATTGACGCAATAGAAAAAGATTCTAAACGATTCGTTAGAGAGCGCGACGAGGCGCGGAAGGATGCGGCTCAACTTGCGGACAGGTTGTCCGGCCTTGAACTCCGCACAACCGAGGAGCTGGCGAGGATGGAACGCGAGCGCGACGAGGCGAGGGCCGTTATTCCCGAGGGCGAATGGGTAGCCTACGAAGACCACAGGAAAGTCCATGACGCTGCCAGTCGATTGTTGGTAGCGATAAACAACCAACTGCCAATCGGCTGTTTTACATTGGTGAGCAGCGAATACTACAAACTCAAAGATGCAATTTACAGCAAGGAGGGCGCAAAATGAGTGACGCACCAAAGAAAAATGACACCTGAAATTACTCTTAGGCTCGCAATATGCGCCAACGGCTGCCCAATCGGCTCGCGCCTAGAGCGAGGCGAGAAGATGCCACCCTACCAACACACCTACGCGCTACAAGAGCGCGACAAGGCCGAGGGCGACCTCGAAAAAATTAAGAACTACATACAAAAACACCACCTACAAAAACAAAAAAAATGACTGCTGACGAAAAACTAGACAACGAAATGATGTTCACTCGAAATATCCTGTGCGGAATGATCCGCCAGGCCGTAATCGACGCGCAAAATGACCGAGAATACCTGAGTCTCGACAATAAGAACAGACGCGAAAGCAACCAACGAAGCGCGATCCAGTTCCTAAACTCTGAATTTTACCGCCACCTTTGCGAGGCTCTCGGCAATGCTTCGGGTATTGGACTACCGCATGACCGCATCCGGCTTGAGGCGATGAAATGAGCGAATGGATTAAAGTCGAACACCACCTTCATGAAAAAGTGGAGGTTGCAGCTATTGCCGAGCACACCGGAATGGATATTGATACGGTGGTCGGAAAGCTCATAAAAGTGTGGGCTTGGGCGTCACGCAACTGTTACGCTGACGGCGTAACAGATGTTACGGCGTTACGTGTCATCCGTGAAATATCGCGTTGCGAGTCATTCGATGAGGCGCTCATAAAAACAAGTTGGATCATCGTAAAAGGCGACAAAATTGAGTTTGTTAATTTTGATAGACACAACAGCCAAACCGCTAAAGACAGGGCGCTTGCAGGTGCAAGAATGGCGAAAAAACGAAGCAACGATTATGTTACGGACAAGTTACGCTTGCAGCGTAACAATCGCGTAACCAGAGAAGATAAGAATATAAGGGGTGCAAAGCACCCCGAACCAGAACCGCAACGTTGCTTGTAAAATCTCATGCCAACCTACACTTCACAAAAAGCCGAGATCATCCAGATGCCCCCAGCCATCCCGAGAAACGACACAGCGGAGCGTGTCGCTCTCTCGTGCATTGTCCAGCATCTCTCGACCCTCGAGCTTGCAACATGGCCAGACGACCTTTTCTTTAGCCCGGCCAACAAGATCATCTTGGCATCGGCCAAAGCCTGCCACGAATCGGGAGCGCCGTCGAACGCTCTCAGCATTATTGCCCATATGGAGACCTGCGGGACGCTGGCGAGCGCCGGAGGAGCCGAGGGCATCGTGGACGTTCTCACAGCGTATCCTACCGGCGACCCCAAAACCGCGCTTTGGTATCGCGACCAACTCCTGACCGCAGCACGATACAGGAAGGCCCAAGATTGCGCTACAAAGGCCGCTATCGAGTTTCGGACGATGGATGGGGACATTGCTGCGCTATCGGGGGAACTCGCTGAAATTTCGGCTATGGTGGACCGCCCGAGAAAAACATTGAAGGAAACGATGAGCGAGTTCATCGCCGAAATCGAAAGCACGGAGCCAGTTGAAGCATTCTCGACCCGCCTTGCGTCGCTGGACGGCATAACCGGCGGCGGGCCTAAGCGTGGTGAGCTTTTCGTCGTAGCGGCCGAGACATCCGGCGGCAAGTCGATCGTTTTGCAACAAGTCGCACTCGACGCGGCGGAAAAACTCAAGCATGTGCTCGTATTCTCGCTCGAAATGCCAGCGAAGCAGGTATTCGGGCGCATGCTCTCAAACTTTACCGGCCACCGCATAAAGACGGCAGCGCAAGGCCTACTCTCCGAGGATATGAGGCGTATGCACCAAGGTATCGCTCATTTCAGCAAAATGCACCTCCGCATCGAATCCGAACACACAGACTGGGAGTCAATCGAATCGGCGGCACGCGAAGCACACGGCAAGGGACAGCTCGACGTGTTGATTGTCGACTACATCCAGCTCGTACACCTTCGAGCACTCGGCAAAAATGAGACGCGAGAGCAGCACGTGAGCGAGATCACACGCCGATTGAAGGCGCTCGCTCTTCAGCTCAACATTTGCGTCGGCACGGCCAGCCAGCTAAACGACGAAGGCCGCTTGCGCGAATCCCGCGCAATCTCCCACCACTCGGATCACGTCTGGATTCTCGCAAATGGTGACAAGGGCAAGGTTCTGCGGATCGACAAGAACCGAAACGGCGAGCGTGACAAGGCCGTGCCAGTCATCATGCACGGGCACATCGCTAGGTTCGAAGAGGGCCAATAAAAAAAACCTTCGCAAAAAAACAATCTCCCGCATACCTTCCGAAAAAACATAAATATGAACGAACCGCGCGACCCAGCAGAATACGACGAAGCCAGCTACGAAGTGGATTTTGCATCACTGTGTGATGCGGACTCAACCTTAGCATTGCGCCTATTCCCGACCGAGCCATCGATGTCAGCCTACCGCGAAGCTAGCGAGCGAATGATGGGGACGTTGAACACATTCATCACATTCCTTTCGGAGCATGGTTACGGCAAATCCAAAACCCTCTGGGGAATCGCATACGCTCTCGGGCATCCGCTAACAGCGGGCATGTCCATGCTTGAGGCTGCGCGATACCTAGGATGCACGAAACAGGCGATCTCCAAGATCGCGTGCGACTTTCTGACCGAGACGGGGCTGCCTCCCTCATCGGCACTCAAAAGCGAAGAGGCAAAATCAACCTACAAAATAACAAATGGAAATCGTCGAACAACACACACTCACGCTTGATGCCATCGAGTCTCGGGCACGCGAACAATACGCCCTAGCACTCCGCCATGCAGTCGATGCAAAGGCGTCCGCGCGCGAAGCCGTCCTATCCATGGCGGACTGCGGGCAAATGCTTCTTATGGGGCGCGAACACGTCAGGGGTCCGAAAGGCCAGTGGATCGTGGGGCTGGGCATTCCGCTTCAAGATGCCGAGAAAGCCGTGTTCCTCGCTCGCAACCGTGACCAGCTCGAGCTTGACCTTTGGCCGCAAGACGTCGCCAAGGTCGGTGCGCAGTTCATCGGGATGCTTCCCCCTCCCGGCTCATCAAACCGCGCCACAGACGATCCTGAGCGTAGCACGGGCGTCCCCAGCGGGTGGTTCACGCATGCCAACAAACTTCAGCGCGGATTGGCTGACTTGTTCGCCACGCGACCCGTTACCGCATGGCGTGAAGATGAGCGGGCAAACGTGAAGCTGTCACTAAAGCCAATCGTTGAACTTTATAACACATTATGAGTTGACAAACCTATCAAATAGGATTACTCCCATGCTATGTCCACATTGCAATCAGCACATCAATATCGGCAAGATTCTTGGAGCTTTAACTTCAGAGAAGAAAGCGAAGGCGTCACGTCTCAACGGCAAAAAGGGAGGAAGGCCAAAACTCGCAGAGACACCATCTATCATGGAAAGTGTCGCGGATGCTTAAAAGAATTTGAGTGCAATACCAAGGATCAACCTTACTGCTCGCACAAGTGTTTTACAGAACATAGGAAAGAAAGCAAATACAAAGAACTTCAATGTATTTCTTGTTTGTCTAGCCTTGGATTCGGAGTTAAGGCAATAACCAAAAGATTTTATAAAGTTGCTCCTGAGACCGTCAGAAGCATAATAATTGCGAAAAAGTTTAATCGATCAAACAGCCAGCAAGCAAATAGAAGATTGGTTGACTCTACAATTAAACTTTCTGAATCAGAAAAAAACAGAAAAAAACTAATTAAACGTATTGATTTATCATTAAAGAAGATCAAGAAATTAAAAGAACTAATTAATCTAGTCATTCGCGCTCGGTCTAATTATGGGGCTGGGTTTGATTGGAGAAATGCAAGTAGGTGCAAAATTTCATATTGGGCAAACATAGAAGAAAGCAGGGAGAGTGGAAGGAACATTGCTAAAAAACATTATAGGACTAGTGAGAAAAAAAGAATCAAAAATAAACTCAGGAATGGAGTTAAGAGAATGCTACGCATTGCTAAAAGAAAAAGGAATACACAAAGGACAGAATTATTTTTAGGCACGACTTTTGATGATGCTAAGAAAAGAATTGAATCAAAGTTTAAAAAAGGAATGACTTGGGATAATCATGGGAAGATATGGGAAATAGATCATATTATGCCTCTTTCTGCTTTTGATTTAAATCGAGAAGAGCATTTAAAAATCGCAAATCATATTTCTAATCTACAGCCGTTGTTTATTTTTGAGAACAGGAAAAAAGCTGGGAACATTCCACTTAAACATCAATTTGAAATGTTTTGAAAAAATGAAAAAATTAAGAGATTCCTATCCCAAACCTCAATCCGGTGGTAATCAAACT